CTTTTTCATTTGTCCAAGAAGTATCTTCTAAGCCTTCTTTAATTATTTCTCTAATTAATTGCTTTAATTCTAATTCTGTCATTTTCATGATTATTTAGCTAATTTAGTTGATTTTTTCGTAGCCTGCTTGAATCTGTGTTTTATCACCAGATTTACCGGTTATAAGGTTACACATTATTTGGACATCACGCTTCGAAAACTCTTTCTTGAGTGTTGACTCATTAGGTATCATATAACTTATTTATATTTTTTAAACAAAACTAAACCATATGTATCAAATTGTGGATCATAAAATCCATCTGCTTTTAATTTAATTTCTTTTTCATATTTATCAAAAGTATCTTGATTGCCTACAGCTATTTTTAGTCCTGTTGGTAAAATTGTTTCATCTTCATCTATATAGTTTGAATTTTCCCTATAGTGATCTATACAATTTTCACTAACACACCAATAATCACCTTTGCCATACTGTTTAATATCAGTCACAATATCTTTTTTATATTTATTTCCAAAGTAAGCTTTTTTTAAACGATCTTCAACATATATTTTATTAAATTGTTCTGATGAAATAATATTATAAGAAAGTTTGTCTTCTGTTAATCTAAACTTATCTAGTATTGCACTTACTTGATCATATGATTTATACATGATAGCAATACCACCAATATCTCTCCATGGAGCAAGATTTGGATAATAATCATCTATTAACATTGAACTCTTGATTTCCTCAGGTGTTTTATTCTTGATCACTTCAAACTTCTTTCCAGTATTAGCAAACATAATATCTTGTGGCTGTGGGTTCAGATTCTTTTTGATCCACTCTAGCTTACCTTTTTTTGCATATTCAAAATTACCAGAACTAGTTAAGATAATAGGGTTATATTTTCCTATAGTCTCCCATAATTTTTTGCCGTCTGGCATCCAAGGCATATTTGACCAATAAACTACACCTATTTTGTCGATGGCTTTTTCCATAATCTTTTGACCTTTTTCGCTAACGTACTCTCTAGGTGGTACACCGTAGTAGTGTTCAAATCTACCTTCGAAGTCACATAGCACACTATCCATATCACAATAGATTTGAATACGTCCAGATTTTTCTACCTCATATATTTGTTTTAGTGTAGGAATAACTGCTTCATAAATAGTATCATTGATATAACCATAATCACGCATTAACACTCCTGCTTGGACGTTTGCTTCATTCTCTATTTCAGAGCCAGTATTACCAGAATCGTTTTTTATTTTACCTAGTTCATTTTGTCTGTGATGTACTAATTCATGGCCAAGTGTTCTAAGTATGTCAGCCATGTTTCTATTATTAATATAAACTTCTAATATATTGTCATTAGGATTGTATTGACCAAAGCTATGACGCTCAACTGCCCAATCTCTGTCACTAGTAAACTTTAATTTAGGCACTTTATTAATACCGAGTCTTTGTACAGCAAATTTAACAAAATCTTCAACGGTTAATATCTTTTCTGTATTTGTCATTTTATTATTTTCAACAGTCTACTAAATACATCTTTAGTGGCTCCTTTATTATATGCTGAGTCTGGGATAAACTTCTCAAACTTTTTTATGTTTCCTGTCTCTATTGCATTACGCATTTGAGTAGCAGATATTCTTTCAAATTGATCAGGTATTATTTCTTTTCTTATACGATCAGGAAACCTTTTTTGTATTGCATCAAAATAACCTATACCTTCTACTTCTTCTGCTGCTCCGGCCACATAAATAGGATCTACTTCTGGATTATTATCCATAAAAACAAAAATATCTTTTATAGGAGTTGATTCTTTTGAAATAGAAACCTGAATCTTTGGGTTAGGTTCCGCTTTCAAATATTCTTTCCATATATAAAGTGAATCTTCTGCAGTTATATCAAACTTGGTAACTCTAGATATAATAATATAGACCTTGTTAATATAAGGTTTAGAAGCAATATACTTAGCTGCTTCAAAGTGGCCTTTATGTGGCGGTTTAAATTTGCCAGGATAAAAACAAGGGCCTACATCTGAAGACGCTTCTTTTAAAAGGTCTTCTACAATCTGGCGTCCTATATGGTCTATGTTGATCATCTATATATAGTTTGCGGCAATTCATCTCTTCTTTTAGAAAACCAAGTGCCTTTTTTTGTATCTTCTAAATATTTTTCTGCTGTAAACTTTTTGCTTTTTGTTATCTTTTTAATAGCTCCTTGGAATTGATCAAAAGTTGGGTCTATTTTATCTCCGTCTTTTGTTTCAATCCAAGTATGTTCAAATTTACCTGCTGTTGTAGTTACATATCCTTCTATAACAAAAAAAGTATTTAATAATGAAGGAGCATATTTTTCTACAGCAGAAACAAACAACTCTGCAAAATGAACACAGTTGCCAAACCTATTACAATATAATTTAGACGATACTTCATCAGAAATTTTTTGTAAAGTCGGATGTACATTCTCAGTTAATATGTTTATTAATTTAATCACTTAGAAATAAACTGTTTTGCTTTAGCGACTGCTTGATCCATAGTCACAGGCTTAACTCTTTCAACGTCTTTCTCTATCTTGTCGAATTGACCAGCTAGTATGTCGATCTGCTTGTCTACTATAGCTTTTGACTTTGCAATCTCTTCAGGGCTCTTCTGTTTAGTTGGGTCCTTTCTAAATGTTGACTTAAACTTGTCTGAGGATAGTAAGCTCTCAAAGAACTCTTTCAGCTTACCTTGCTTGAACGCCTTCTCAAACTCTTTTACCATTGACTCTTCTTCAGCTGTCATGGTAGTTTGAACTAGATAGAAGTTGTTACCAAAGGTCTTTTTATAGGTATCAATGTTCTTGTATATGTTGTTCCAACTAGATAGGACTCCTACAGTTGGTACTTTACGTTCACGTTTAAAGTTACGAGAGAAGCTAACTATTGGGTTAGTATAGATCATGACTATCATAACATCATAGCCATTATCTTTGATAGAAGTGACTCTTTGTACGTTACTTGCAGTAGTGTCATACAAGAAGTTCTTTCCAGACTTAATGGTCTCAGGAAGTTCTACTTTGTCTATTCTAATAGATGCTCTAGCTAAGTTGTTAAACATGTCAGACTCAGGGTCTTCTACATATTTGTCAGCGTTCAGCTCTATCCAGCCATTCTTTTGTAGGTCTTGTCTGATCTTCTTAACAAAGGTAGACTTACCGACACCAGCTCCACCTGCCATGACAATAGCCTTCTTTTGGCCTTTGGCTTCAATTAACAAATCTAGTAGCTTAATCATACTACTATAAATATTTACTGACCTAGTTTAACCGTGTTTGGAAGAGTGGTCAACTCAATATCTACTTCTGGGTGCATAATCTTGTAGGTCTCGTATGTATGTAAGAACATCTGGAAGTAGTCATCTATAGTTTTCTTACCTTTTATGATCTCCCAGCCATTACCTTGCATTTTCTTACCTGATTTATCTGGACCATATTTACTAGATTTTAACCATATAATACCATTATGATTTATTTTTTGTAGATATCTCTCTTCATATGCTTTAGCATAAGCAGATATTTGTAAGAAATAACTGTCATATATACTATTAGAAGTTTTAATATCCAGTAGCCACTTTTCACCATTAATTTCAACAAGAATATCTAGAGTACCAGAATACTTGTAAATATCAGAAAACACAAACTCTTCAGACAAAAGTAGTGTTGGCTTATAAGTAATCCAAAAATCAACGAAAGAAAGGATCATTTTCCATACATGAATATTATAATTAACTCGACCGTCACTTTCAATCCAACGAATTTCTTTGCCTTTTAAAAACTTATCTATAGCATCATGGACTTGGATGCCTTCATCTCCAGCACGCTTCATTATAATATCAGCATTATGTCCAGTGTCTTTCAACCATGTTTCAAAGAAAGTACCTTTTGGAAAATAGTTTAATATTGTAGTAACCGAAGGATAAAAAACACCAGGAGATATTTGATAGTACCTGGCATCGTGAAGAGTGATTTGTTTTAATTCTGGGTCTGTTTCAACAAGATGTTTCAAGAACTTATCTCGATAAATGTTTTTTGATTTTTCAATCATATTAATTGTATTTTTTTGAGTAGAAGATCACTAAATGTAAATGGCTTTGCTTGATGTAATATTTTTGTCATATATTCAAATCCAAGATCAGATGGATCTTTCCCTTCTAGCTCAATAAGATAAACCTCTTTCCCTTGATTGAGAAGAATTTGTGAATAATCTAATGCTTCTTTTAGAGCGTCTTTGTCTAATGCTAAATATACTGTTTTTACTTCAGATTCAACAAGTTTCATCATGAGTGACTTAGAAATAGTCTTACCAAATAATGGGATAGCGTTACGCTTAATTGCTATAGCGTCAAATATTCCTTCACATAATATTACAGGAACCGACCAGTTTATAAAGAACTCTAGACCGATCAAATCGTTTTTATTACAACTAGGAGCATCTATCTTCTGAAATGGGTCTTTCTCAAAAGATCTAGCCACAAAATAGTTAATATTACCATTATGATCATATGAAGGAACTATTATCTTATTACGATACCTGCCTTTCTTGCAATAACCAATGTTATATTTTTGTATTTCTTGAACCCCTATTTTTCTCTTTTTTAAATAGACTAGAGCATGTCTTGCTTCTAGTGATTTATCTGGGTTACTTAAAGAAATAAATTCTTCTGGTAGAGTTACTTTATTATATTTTATGGTATTAATCTTTATATTATCACCTTGAAAGTATCCTTTCATCTCGATCATCTTCTCTGTAGGAACTTCAATCTTTTTGAAAAGTGAAACTGGTGTTTTACCTTTAGTAGGTGGATGGCAGGTCCAACAATTGTATTGTCCTGTCTTAATATTTATAATAAGTTTTGGATTGTGGTGTTTACAAACTGGGCAATAAAATGCATAGTCCATAGTGGTTTTAGAGCCTTTTCCTTTACCCAGCACATTCTCCAACAATCCTAAAACAAGTAGCTCTTTATCCATTTTACTAATATAAGATAAAAAAACGAGGAAAAAAAATATTTATAAATAAATTTTTCTGTTTCAAATAAATGTTGTATATTAGTTATAACTAATGCCGGGTTAAGTCAATATCTATACCATAGCTTGGTGAGATTCCATGAGTGAGTTTTAGAGTGACTAGCTAGAACGGCTACCAGGAGCTAAGACTAAGAAATGCTTCAGGTATATAAAAATAGTTGAAAGTGAAGGTTTAAAAGAATATCGGCAAATTCCGACGGTTTATTCCGCTTAGGGCTTTTAAATATAAACCACAACAAAAAATAAAGTCAAATAAAAACTTCTATATAGGACAATACCCTATATAAAATTATTTATATGGAAATAAAAGAAAATAAAATAACAGAAGAACAATTAGAAGCTTTATATATATATTTATCATTTACATTTGACACTATGGAAAAAGATGAACAATTGTTTTGGGTAAATCTAATGAAAGAAATAGATACAGAATATATAGAAGAATAAGTATATGAAAAAAGTTATAATTTTGATTTTAAAAGATTGTTCTAAGTGTAAAGCTTTAAAAAATAAGCTTGACTTTTTTAATAATTCTTTTAAGTATTATCCATGTGATGAAAACGATGATCTGTGTGATCAAGTAGAAAGTCTAGCCGGTGTTAGCACATATCCTATGGTTATTTTACTGAACATAAACGATGAAATAAAAGAAATAATTTACTTTACAGAAGACTACGACAAAATAGAAAAGAAAGAACAAATAGTAGATGGTATAATAAAAATTGGTGTGTACTCGATAGATCAATTAATAAATTATATAATCAAATTATAAATTAACAATATGAAATACAAACAATTAATCCTAAGAAAGATATTTGAATTAAATAACTTCCTTAATGGTCAAGATGCACTTTTATCAACTAGTAGAACTATTGATGAACTTAGAGCTCATGTAGAAAAAATAAGAGCTAAACTTCAAGAAATAGAAATACTAATAAATAGTGAGTCTGAACAATAAAATAAAAAATAAGTTGTGAAAAAATTATCTGCTGAACAGATTCAACAAAATTTAAATAGGTTCTATGAACTGATTAATAAGTACATTACTGGTGATAGAAAAGATAAATTGATTAAGTTCTATAAAGAATTAGAAGAGGTTTTGGCTATGGCCCCGGCTTCTACTAAATTAGATCATCATAATTGTTTTCCTGGTGGTTATATCTCTCATGTAATCAATGTGGTTGAGGCTAGTCTTGTATTTGAAAAGGTATGGGATAAGTTTGGCCAGGATAAGAACTATACAACAGAAGAGTTGGTTTTTTCAGCTATTAACCATGACCTTGGTAAAGTAGGTACAAAAGATCTACCATTCTATATACCAAATGATTCACAGTGGCATGTTGAAAAACAAGGCGCTTTATATAAGTATAACTCTAAGATTAATCATATGAGAATATCAGATCGTAGTTTATTTTATCTTCAACAAAAAGGAATAGAGGTTACAGAAAATGAATATCTGGCTATCAAACTTCATGACGGGTTATATGAAGAAGGAAATAAACAATACTTTATAACATATAGTAAAGATACAGAATTAAAATCAAATATAGTACATATTCTACATCAAGCAGATCTAATGGCTAGTAGAATTGAACAATAAAAATATATAATATGTTAACAATAATTTTAGCAATATCCTTATGGGTATTAACAGTAATAGGTTGGATTATTTTTAATCTATATACAAAGAATAGAAAATTAGAACAAATGGTATTAAATCAACAACTATTCATTGATGGCATAAAAAACTGTATGAAAGAAGTTAATACCTGTGCTAATCAGATTGATTCTAAATTATGGGTACAATCCGATCCAGAATTTCTAAGTCTTATGGAAAATATAAAGGAATTGCAGGATTCTATAAACAACTTTATTGGGGAATAAAATGATCACCATTTTAGATAAAGAAGAAGAGATACTCCTTACTAAGAAAGGTGAACCTAGAAAACGTAAACCCAAGAATAAGAATAATTATTTTACCTTAGAAACAGAAGAAGCTATTCTAGAATATAGGAATACATCAAATCAAGCCAAAAGAAATAAAATATACAATGAAAGAATTCACTATGGCTTCTATAAGTTAGTAGAAAATATTATCCATACCTTCAAGTTTTATTATACAGAAGTTAATAATATAGAAGACTTAAAATATGAAGTGATCTCTTTTCTTTTACAAAAAATAGACCTTTATGATCAATCTAAAGGTAAAGCATATTCTTATTTTGGGACTATAGCTAAAAGGTATTTGATCGTTTATAATCAAAAAAACTACAAGAAGTTAGTGTCCAAAGCAGATATTGGAGAACAACATGATGATAATGCACTAGTCAACTCGATCTTAGTAAAAGAACCAGAACCAGAACTAGATAAGTTAGGTGTGGTCGAACTTTTTATCAAATATATAGATGATAATCTTTTCGAATTATTTGAAAAACCTGAGGAAATAAAAGTGGCCGATGCCATTCTAGAAATCTTTAAAAAGAGAGAAAATATAGACATTTTTAATAAAAAAGCAGTCTTTATCTATGTTAAAGAAATGACTGATACTCAGTCTAATACGATCACCAAAGTGATCAAAAAACTAAAAATCATTTATAAGACTATCCTAAATAGCTATCTTGAAAATCAAGACTTTTAATATTTATTCTAAAAGTCATGGAACTCGAAAAAGAGATATTCAAAGGTAAAAAGATAGCTGATCTAGTTGAAGAGGTTTACAATAAGCATAAAAATCAGGACTCCAAAATTAAGCAAGAAATCATGAGACTTGCTGATATGATTGAGACCCCAGGCGATGCTATTGTAATTGTGCCTTTACTTAAAGGCTTCATGGATTCTAGTCTTAAGAATGACGAAGTCTTAATGAAACTCCTGCAACTTTTCCAAAAAGCCTCTGCTGAAGCCAAGAAAGAAGGTACAGAAGATTCTAGCATCTTAACAGAAAAGGACATTGAGCAGTTGTTTTCTGAAGTAAGTAATATTAAGATTAAAGATCCTAAACAACTACCTCAAGCGTAATGGCAGACGGATATATTTTTGGTAATAGATTTGATTCCAAAGTAGGTAGATCAATAGGCCAATACTTTCAGATTGGTAGAGTTAAGTCTATTATATTAGGCCCATTTAAAGGTAATACTAAAGAACGTGACCCTGACTATGGTAGCCCAATAGACATAGGAAAAATTAAATATGAGCTCCTATACTCTACTTTAGGCACATCTAAGTCTGGAGAGGTTTCTGAACCTGCTTGGCCTATGTTTAACTTTATGAGGCAGTACCCTGTAGTAAACGAGATTGTGTTTATTATAGTAGGCCCAACAGAAAAGTTGAATGATCGTGTATCTAACCAACAATATTTCTATTTTCCTCCTTATAGTCTATGGAATCGTGCTAATCACGGAGCTTTTCCAAACATGGGTGAGTACTCGCAGTTTTTAAAACAGTATAGTAACATTCAAGGTTATTCTGGGAATGCTGTCTCAGGGTCTTCACTCCCTCTTGGTTATACTTTCCAAGAAAATCAACAGGTAAGAAACCTACAGCCTTTTGAAGGGGATACTATTATGCAAGGAAGATTTGGTCAATCTATTAGATTCGGATCCACTGTCCCAGTAATGAAGCAAGACAATACTTGGTCTAATTCTGGAAATAACGGTGATCCTATAACTATCATACAAAATAGTCAAAGGCAAGAAAATGTCTCTTTTAAATTTAACAATATTGTAGAAAATATAAATAAAGATGGGTCTGCTATCTATATGACATCGACCCAAGAGATCTTTTTAGAGGACATCAACAACTTTCCTCTCAACTCATTTGGAACTCCAGTAACCCCAATCTCTCAGCCAGTTTTAAGAACTCCTAGGCTTCCTATATCTAATGAAATTATGTCACCAGAACTACAAGACATAGTATCTAGACCTTCCATTATAATAAAGTAGTATGTTTAAACCAGTTTTTCCATATAAAGGCAATCAACTAATCTTAACTAGTGAAAGAGTTACTATTCATGCTAAGAACGATGCTATCTTTTTATTTGGAAAGCAAGCCGTAGGTCTTTCATCTACTAACACAATTAACCTAGATGCTAGTAATAAAGTTATAATAGCATCACCTGTTATTGAACTAGGAAATAAAGCTAAAGATTTAGGTCAACCTATTGTTTTAGGTACAGATCTTAATCAACAATTAGCTGCTTTAGCACAAGGTTTACAAGCGGTTGCATGTTTATTAACTAATGTGTCTGAAACAGCTATAGGATCTTCTATGCAACAAATAGCTTCAGCTGGAAGTGCACTACATAATGTAGCTGAATTATTATTAACAGGAACTGGTAGTGGAAACCCAGATCTATCTAAAATTCTATCTAAAAATACATTTACTAGATAATGCCAGATGATATTATAAATATTAATCTTGATGAGTTTATAGGACCTAGTGGTATTTCTCAAGAAGAAGGATATAGAATATCGCAAGAAATAGGTGAAGCTAATGCTAAGCGAGAAGCTGAGAAACAAAAAAAATTTGATCAAAGTTGGGTTAATTTTGGTAACAATAAACTAAATATTAATACATCTTCAGCTAAAGGATTAGAAAAAGCTTTAGGTGTAATTGCTAGGTTTATAATGAAAGTCCAAGGAAAGATAAATCAAATTTATTATGGTAAACTTGGAAAACCTTCAGAAAATATAATAAAAAGACTATTAAATAGAGGGCTAGTTAATTTATTAACTGATTTAGCATCTGTAAATTTTTGTGACATATTTAACTATTCGTTAAATCAACTTCCTGATGCAAAACCATTTGATCCAAATCAGAATAAAGATGAATTAACAGGATTAGAAAGAAAAAAATATTTTTTACAAAAAAAGGCATATGATACTCAAAAAATAATAGATAAATATTATGGTGAATATTTAGATAATAATAACCCTGAAAGTAAGGTAAAGTTATTTTTATTGATTCAAAGTATTAATGAATCTTTATCTAGTACTATTTTAAATCCAACAGATGGTTTAAATGACCCAGCTATAAAGGAAAACTTCCCACAAGTTTCATCTGCTACAAACTTTTTACAAAATTCATTAGGATTCCTTAATAAATACACTGACCCTAGACAAATACCTTCTGAAGACGTCCAAAAAATAATAAAATTTGTTGATGGAGTTAGGCAATATTGTATTCTTATACAAGGTTTAAATAACCCAAAAAATGCTATTGCTTTTATAGATAGCTCGTTAAACACAAATATTCAAAAATCTCTTACAGAATTATCTAGACTAGTTATTAATCCAGTACAAGCTGTTAGATTATTAAAAGGTATAATGAAGACAGCAAATGATATTAATTCAATTGGTCAAAAGTTATTAGGGTATATAACAACACTTCAATTTATAATTAAATTATGCATTATTATAATAAGAATATATAATGTTATATCTGCATTCCTACTTGCTCTTCCTGTTCCAAATTTATTTACTACGGGAGGTATTACAACTACTTTATCAAGTAGATATCAAGAAAATTTAAAAGAAAAGGGTGAAAAAAAATTAATAAAAAGGCTTCAACAAATTTCTTTTATAGTAAATTTGATGGCTATAGTAGTTTCAAGTTTATTAGCTGGAATAAGAAATATTGTTGCTAGATTAAAAATAATATACCTTAATCTACAATCTTGTATTAATGTAGAAGATGGGTTAAAAGAAGAGCTAAAAAATACGATAAATAATTTATCTTCTACAGCAAATAGATTACAGAAGTTTTTAGACTTATATAATGATAAACAAGAGGAGGGTACAGCAAAGATTGGTAAATATCTTATTCAAATAGTAACAGAACAAGTAGTCGATGAAGGTATTAACTTAAGAAGAAGATATGGTATAGCAAGAGATACAAACGGATATATAGTTGCTCAATCCACCCCTACATTTGCTTCATTAGATTTAATTATAATCAATGAAGTTAAAGTACTACTTGTTTCTAAAGGTTTAGTTACAGCAGGAAACACTGGCCTTTCTGCAGAAGATCAAGTAACTGTTTTAGACGCTGCTAAAATATTAGGAGAAGATTCTTTAGATATAGATAACATCCAAATAAGTGCAACAGATATAGGATCATTATCTAATCAAGATGATGAATTAGGTATTGGTAGCTTTGTTGATAATCTGCCTGGAGGAAAAGCACTAAGAAGAAGAATCAGGAAAAAAATGCTGGCTAACTCTGCTAAATTATCAACAGATTTAAAAGGTACGGATCCCGGTGGAAGATTCTCTTCTGGGATTATAAAACAGCAACAATCTGAAAGAAACAAGCTACAAATAGAAGATCTGAAAGATAAAATATCTGGCTGGAAAAAAGAGATTGCTCTAGCTGCTACACAAGGTCCGTTAGGTTTAATTATCATTAGAGATAGGCTGAAGAAGATAAAAGATGCTGAAAACCAAATCCAGCAGTTAAGACAAGGATAAAATATACAAGGCAAAATATTTATAAGATATGGCACAAATTGATGCATTAAGAAAGCTAATCCGTGAGGAATTACGAGCTGTCCTGAAAGAGGAACTTCCTAGACTATTAAAAGAAGGTCAAGCTCCTGTGATAAAGGATGCTAAAAAAGTTCTTCAAGAAGAAATTAAAGCTAAAATACCTGGCACATTGAATACCCAGTCTAGTAGGCCTCAAATAAAGTTTACTTCCAATAACCCTATGGCAGCTTTTTTGAATGATACTGCTAATAATATGTTGAATGAAGACTTCTCTATGACCTCGGCTGATGTACACCCGGCTATGGCCTTTCAGCCTAACCAGGTATCTGTAGGATCTGTTGAAGGTATGCTCAGTACAGCTAGATCAAGTTCAAACATAAATACTGTTCAAATTAATGAAATACCAGATTTTACTGGTTTAATGAGTAAGTTAAAAGAAAAAGGAGCTATTTAATGGCATACGGGTTAAAAAAAATATCAGTAGTAGACCTCAGACCATCGACAGGAGTCGGTGTTAAGATTCCTTTTGCTGCCGATAATGTATTTTCTACCATATATACTACCAAAGACCAAACTAAATATAACTTGATTAATTTCTTACTAACGGATCCAAGAGAAAGACCATTTAACCCTACTTTTGGAGCGGGCCTTAGAGCTAGGTTATTTGAACCTATTGATCAGCTTACTTTTGAAGATATAAAAGAATCAATTAGAACTCAAATAGAGGCTAACTTTTCAAATGTTCAAATTGCAAACCTAGATATAATAGGAAACCCAGGCTATAATTCTATTAATATAAAATTTAGTTATCGCCTATTGAGATCAAATGAGAATGACTCTGTTACAATGACTATTCAAAACTTATAAATATGCTGAATCAAGTAGACATAAAATATTTAAATAAAGACTTTACTTCGTTTAGGTCTGATTTGATCGAGTATGCAAAAGCCTATTATCCTACAGTCTATAATGACTTTACTCAGGCTTCACCTGGTAGTATGTTTATTGAAATGGCTTCTTATGTAGGAGATGTTTTATCATTCTATCTGGACAATCAAATTCAAGAAACTTATTTACAATACTCTAAACAGAAAGGAAACCTATATACTATGGCTTATATGATGGGATATAGACCAAAGGTTGTCTCAGCTGCCACAGTTGTGTTAGATGTATACCAACAAGTGCCTTCTATAACTGTTGGATCTAGTGTAAGTCCTGACTTTACATACGCAATGACTATTCAACAAGGCATGCAAGTTAAGTCAAACGTAGATAGTTCGGTATTATTTTATGTACCACAAAAGGTTGACTTTACAACATCGTCTTCATATGACCCAACTACTGTAGAAGTTTATACTATTAATGCATCAAATGTGCCTACATCTTACCTTTTAAAGAAAAGTGTACAAGCATTATCTGGTCAGGTCAAGACTCAAACTTTTTCTTTTGGTGCTGCACAAAGATTTGCCACAATTAATCTACAAGATAGTAATATCATTACTATTTTAGATGCAATAGATTCTAGTGGTAATACTTTTTATGAAGTTCCATACTTAGCTCAAGATTATATATTAAAACCAGTAGAAAATACAGCAGCTAATTATCCTAGCTTGTACCAATACCAGAACCAGGTGCCTTATATTATACAAAAATTAACTGTACCTAGACGTTTTGTTTCTAGGTTTAAAGTTAATGGATCATTAGATATTGAGTTTGGATCAGGTATAAATTCTGTAGCAGATACAGCTGTAATACCTAATCCTAATTCAGTAAGTGTAGGTTTAACCGGGGGTGGTTTAAGTACTCTATCTAGCTCGTTCGATCCGACTAATTTTGTAACAACACAAACTTATGGTCTTGCTCCAAAAAATACTTCTATAACATTCCAATATTTAGTAGGTGGTGGTGCTTCTGCAAATGTACTAACAGGCCAATTAACAAAAATAGTATCTTTTACTGTTTCTGGAAATACGACTTATCAAAATACAATAGTTGTTAGTAATCAAGAACCTGCGGGCGGTGGCGGTGATGGCGATTCTGTAGAACAACTAAGATTTAATATAGCAGCTGAATACCCAACTCAACTTCGCGCAGTAACTCAAGAGGACTATCTTGCTAGAGTCATGTCTATGCCACCTCAATATGGCGAAGTAGCAAAAGCATATATTACAAAAGATGACGCTACATTTATAAACTATATGAATCAGGATCCAGGTCAAAGAGATCCTCTATCAATCAGTTTATATGTGTTAGGATTAAATAGTCAAGGTCAATTAGATATACCTTCACCAGCAATACTACAAAACATTCAAACATATTTAAAAGATTACAGAATGTTAACTGATGCTGTAAATATAAAACCAGCATATATAATTAATATTGCATGTAATTTTGATATGGTTATTAGACCAAACTATACCAGCCAAGATGTTATTGCTAGATCAATATTAGCACTACAAGATTATTTTAATATAGATAACTGGCAGATTAATGAACCTATTATCTTAGGTGACATATATACAATATTAGATCAAGTTGAAGGAGTACAAACTGTAAAAAAAGTTGATATAGTAAATAAAAGCGGTATAGCAAATGGATATTGTAAATATTCTTACGATATTTCCGCAGGCACTTTAGATGGTGTTATTTATCCTTCACTTGACCCATCTATATTTGAAGTTAAGTATTTAAACCAAGACATACAAGGTAGAGTCGTAACAATATAAAAGTAAAAAAATGGCCGTTTATAAAATATTTGCTTCTGCTGATGCTTCATTATATTCTAGTCAACCAGCTAGAAATACAGGGCTTGATGAAATTTTAGAAGTTAGTGTAAAAAATAATAAAAAACCTTTAAATAATTTTGTATCACCTATACCATCAGAACCATTACTACAAGATGATTTAAGAAGATCTTTAGTGTTATTTAGTAGTACTGATTTAGATAAAATAAAAACTTTTACAACTGGTTCATGGAAAAGTAATTTAAGACTATATCTTGCAAACGCGGAAAATTTATCTACATCGTATAGTTTACAAATAGCCGCGGTATCTTCTTCTTGGTCTATGGGAACAGGTAAATTATCTGATAATCCTCAAACAAGAAATGGAGTTTGTTGGTATAATACAGGATCATTTGTTAGTGCATCTAATAGCTGGCCTAATGCATCATATTTTTTAACACCTGGAGGAGGAAACGTATCAGGTTCTTTTATAAGTCAATCGTTCGATTATAAATCAAATAAAGATATTAATCTAAATGTAACATCTATTGTCAATAATTGGTTCAGTGGATCATTAAATGCCGGGTTTATAATTAAGCATCCTCAAGCAATAGAAAATGATTCTGGTAGTTATGTTGTTTTAAGTTTCTTTTCGGTAGATACACATACAATCTATCCTCCTACTATTGAAATGAAGTGGGATGATAGTAGTTTTTCTACAGGAAGTTTAAGTGTTATAAATAATTCTAACACAGTTATAACTCTAGCAAATAATACAGATACTTACAAATACGGTACAGACAAATATAAGTTTAGAATTAATTCTAGAGATAAATACCCAGTAAGAACATTTACTACCTCATCTATTTATAAAACAAATAAAGCACTTCCACAAACATCTTATTGGGCTCTTCAAGATGTTAAAACAGAAGATATGGTAATAGATTTTGACACTTCATATACAAAGATTAGTTGTGATTCAACAAGTAGTTATTTAAATATGTATATGAATGGTCTAGAACCAGAAAGATATTATAAAATACTCATTAGAACAACTCTATCAGACGGAGATTCTTTTGATGTAGATAACAATCTTATTTTTAAAGTAGTTAGATAATGGCAAATATAAATCTAGTTAAAAAGATTTATGGTATAAACACGTATACAAAAGCTGTTAATACAGAGTTTGAAGAGTTATTACAACCAGTAGTCGTAGAAACAACACCTACAGTTACAGTAGATCAATTTTTCCAATATTATCAAGATCTATTCTTTGAAATCCCTGTTGCAGGATCAATTAACTCACATACCTATCTTGTTGAACAAAGCCAACAATACATCGGTGGTTCAGTTATAGATGCAGAAAAGCAAGCCTTAATCGAAGAAATTAATTCACTTCGTCAACAATTATTAGATTTAAATCAGTCGTTTACAGATATTAATAGCTTAATATAATGGAATTAGTTAATATAACATATTATGGCGAAGGTAAACAACCTATTGAATTGACTCCGCTAGATCTGTCATTAGTCACAACTAATTTTATTAATTCTAGTTTTGGCGCAGCAAACGACTATATAGAGTTATGTATATATGATCAACAAGGAACTCTTATAGATGTTGATTATGATGCATTTGATTATTACCCATTTTTATTAAACAATCCACAGAACAATACTTATTCTGCACTTACACTAGATCCAGAAAAAGATCTTCGTAACCGCGGTTATAATAGAGGAAATTTAACAGTTCAATATAAATTTTATAAAAAGTTATTTAATTCTCAATTTAATACACGATATTGGATAAAAGAAATATCACAAACTAGACGTGAAATTAAACTTGCATCTCAAGTATTATCTGATGCTATTATACGAAGCGGATTTTTACAGTACCAAGCATATATTGCAACTAAGAATTATTATCCAATATTTTATTTGAATTTTGGAAATAATATAACTATTACAGCAAATAATGTAGCTCAGACTGAAGATGAAGAGGGTTCATATTTATTGATCAAACTATATGAACCACTACCTACAGAGTTTGATATTAAGAGTCAGTTATGGATAGTAGATAAGGTAGCTGAGTCTGTTAGTTTTAATGTTGATATTCAAATAGAAGTAGATCCACAACAAGATATTAATGGTCTAAGAGGTCCTAACTTTAATATAAATGTTAATACAAAGAATGGCCAAACTACTCCATATTATAACTACAATAATCTAATAGCTAGTCCAGTAAGTTCATCATTTCAAAAGCTATTAAGTTTTTATCAAGATAAGTCTGTAGATATTAATGTTGATTATACTGGCTTTTCTAACTTCATTCACTTTTCTAATGCAGAAGAAAGAGTTAGAAACTTTGTATATAAATTACAACTAATAGAATCTAGTAGTGCTGATATAGCTACTCAACGAGCTATAGTAGGAGGCGCAGGAAGTTCTACTATTGTGTCTTCTAGTATTAGTGCACTACAATTATACATAGATAATATTGTTAAGAATTTTGATACATATGAATACTTTTTATACTTTAATTCTTCTAGTTGGGCTTGGCCAAAAAGTAATTCTACACAACCATATGCTCTATATTCTGTATCCTCATCTAAAGCTAGTAACTTTTTAGGTAGTACTACAACAGTACCAACAGCTGTTACACAATCGCTACTATTTAGTGCTTCTTACTATGATACAACTAATAAAGATGCACTTCGTAGTGTTGTTCCACAATATCTACTAGATGATTCAAATAATGAACCATATATCACTTTTATTGATATGGTTGGACAGCACTTTGATAATATATGGTTGTACTATAAAGATGTTTCTAATAGGTATAATGCAACAAATAATCCTGATACTGGTATATCGCTGGACCTCGTCTCTGACGCATTACGCGGCTTTGGCACACAATTATATACAAATACCAATATATCAGATAACCTATATTATACCCTATTTGGTATTAATGAGGATGGATCTTTACTTCCTCCAACTGGGTCTGAAAAAATCACTAACTATGTTACTTCGAGTTTAACTACTCTTCCTGCAGCTACTATACAAGATGAGTTTTATAAAAGACTATACCATAATCTACCTTATTTACTTAAAACAAAAGGCACAGAAAGAAGTATTAAATCTCTAATTGCTACATATGGTATTCCTGAAAGTATTTTAACAGTAAAAGAGTTTGGAGGAAACCCAATATCTGGTACTATAGGGATTCAAGATCTGCCTACATCTGATTTAAAAATATTAATTGTTACAGGATCAGGAGGAAATGTAACAGGTAGTCTAGAACTATCTGCTTCTTTATTATCACCATGCACAACACTTCAATATTATACTAACAATAATAGATTAAATAGTACAAATATAGAAGTAGGATTCTCTCCTGCGGATATAATTAATAATAATATTACCTCGTCTCAAGGGTTTTTTAATATAAATCAATTAATAGGAGATCCAGGATATCAATACTCTTCATCTTATGAGCCTCTTGTTAGTGCTAGTAATGCTTATTTTGCAAGTTATACGCAACCTAATAGTATTTGGGAATATGTACGCCTATTAAAATTTTATAATAATTCTTTATTTAAGACTATTAAAGATTTTGTGCCTGCTAGAGCAAATGTATCTACAGGTATTATCATCAAGTCACACTTATACGAAAGAAATAAGTATGCTCGTCACGAGCCTAGTGCTAGTTTCAATGACTATTCACAGTCAATTGATATGCTAACTATAACTGGAAGTGATGGTGGATCTGTAATAGGAACTGCAAGCTGGGATGGGTTTATAGTTACGCCTTTAGGTTTAGCTTCATATACTAGCTCTCAAAATATAGAATTATATAATGGAGAATTTAGTGGATCTAAAATAGTTGTTACTAGTGGTGAAGCATTTGATCAAAATGAAACATCAAACTTACCTAGTACTAGTTCTAATTTTATTCAGGTTAATCTAGGTGCTTTATACCAAAATATAACTTCATCTGTTAAGTCTGTTGATTTATTTGATTTAGATTATAATTCAAATCAATTAATACCAGTTAATTATGGTATAGTTACAGCATCTATAAGTGCATCTCAAGTAAATAATTATAATACATATACTAATCCTAATAATCCTTATGCACAAGTGCAAGATTATAATTATAACTTAAAAAGGTCACTTATACCAAGATATGATGGATCAAAAACAATAAGCCAAGAATATAATGTAGAGAGTCCTTTAAATATATCTTATGGTGATACTGCTGCAATTGATAAAATAAAATATCAATATGCTTATCTTGTAGATATATATTCTGCTTCTATGTTCTTACCTTATAGATCAAATGCTCAGATTAAGTATATTATAGACAACAACCAAAACGTACTTGACTTAACTAAGGCAAATAAAAACTTATTTACAGTTCAAAATATATTTAAATCACAAGAGACTGCTAATATATCTTTATTTGATTATGATGAATCTAACCCATACACACAACAATTAGTTAATAATCCTGATCTTGAAATATATGAAGGTGGTTGGAGATACCTTCCGATCTTACATAATTTAAGTGGTTCTAGTAATGCTCAAGTGTTTACATTAAGAGTTCCTGAAAGAACAGAAATTCAACAAGGGTCTGAATTAAGTCCTGGTTCAGGATATTTAGATTCTAATAATTGGAATTTATTTTGGTGGGCTGTAGAAAATAATACTGAGCCTGGTGTACAGTGCGGTGGTACTAGTGATTATGAATTTTATATTTCAGCATCTTATACCGGGCCTGCTGGGACTCATTCAAAATTATTTATTAATGTAACCGCTCAATTAAATATTGGAGGAGAAGATTGTTCTGCTAGTCAAAATGCAGAAATTGTTATTTTGTCTTCACAAGAGAGTGGTGTCGTAAGTTATGGAAGTTTAACAATGCATTCAAATACAGGAAATGGAAGCGGAGGAAGTGTCTATGCAGGATCTCACTGGCCATATAAAAGTAGTTTATGTGGAACAACTTTTTTCCCTAACTGTGGTATAACTATTAATAGTATAACAGCTGTTGGATCAAGTGGTGGATCAAGTGGTGGTAGTAGCACAAATACATTTACATTTTTTCAAACACAATTTACTAGCTCTCAAGCGTGTTTATATTTTTTATCTCAGTCTAATGAAATTATATTTAATTCAACTATGTCCTATTATTATAATAGTGCGTTAGGACCATTTACATATCAATCAACATCAGACCCTTACTGGTCAGGATCTTTACTTCCTCCTGCGATACTTCCTTTTACACTTCAAACTGGAGATAAAATATCACTATATAATAGTCAATCTCTTGGTTGGGATGAACTTTTTGAATATACAATTAGAAGTGTAAGACAGTCTGGAAGTGTAAACAACAAAACCGGATCTGTTCTATTAGCTCAATTAGATTCCCAGGTTAATTTAGCACTATTCACGTCAGGATCTAGTGTTCCTACTGAATCTATTACCGGCGCTCAATTTAAAGCTTGTAGATATATAGTTTGGAAACATGTGCCAGATGAGACTAATATTATGTTAAGGTATAACCCTAAAGACCAAAGTATAGTAGAAAATGGGTTATTATTTCCACAATATATAGATCCCCCAGTCATAGATAACTCAGGAAATGTAATTAAAGCCCTTAAACAGCAAAACTTGATAGAATAAAAAACCAAATTGAATATATTTATTTAAAAGCCATTTTTGTATGTCATATTTAAGTAGTACCTCTGTAGTAGTAGACGCCATCCTTACCAAAAAAGGGCGTGAACTTATGGCCCGTAATGACGGCAGCTTTCAGATCACCCAGTTTAGTTTAGCAGATGATGAGATTGACTATACTTTGTACAATCCAACACATCCTTCTGGATCTGCTTTCTATGGTGAAGCCATTGAAGCTATGCCAATTCTACAAGCCTATCCTAATGATACAGAGATCATGAGATATAAATTAATTACTCTTCCAAGAGGTACAGCAAAGATCCCAGTTCTAGACCTAGGATATACTTCTATTACTCTAAGGCAGGGTGCTTCTCTAGCTATAACTCCACAGACGCTGAACTATCTTGGGGCTACTTCAACATTCGAACAGTCTGGCTATACAGCCACTATCGGTGATGTTAGAACTATGGCATCTTTCAATGGTGTAGGTATTAATACCCCAGAAGCAACTAGTTTAAATAGCACAACAACTATAGGAACTAACGTAAGTAAGACAGTTATAGGAACAACTATAAACCTAACCGCTACTACTGTTAACACACTATTTGGTACTAACTCATCTTTATTTACAACACTAGTGGTAACAGGTCGTGACTCTGGTGCTAGAATTTCTATTCCTGTAACAATCACAAAAGTAAACTAAATAATATATGTCATTTACTAGATTAGATCCATCAGATTTTGTAGTATCTTCAGATTCGGTTACAGCACCAGCATGGAGCAATAATGTTACTACACTAACATCATTTTTCACTGCCTCAGCTTCTAATACAGGTAGTTACTATATTGATGTATATAATGCGTCTGTTTCTGCAACTACATCGTCAATTCAATTTTCAATTGCTTATGGAAATATATTAGGTTCTGGATCTGCTCCTATTAACTCTCTTATTGCACAAAATACTCCATCAAGAATTACTTTTGGTCAATATAGAAACTTAATTTATGGAGATGCAGAATCTAATGTTAACTTTGGATCTGGTAATACTGCTTCTATTGATTTAATTGCGTTGCCAATAGACAGAAATAGATATAAAGAAAGTTTATTTCCAGGAACATTTAATTTATATTTATCAGGGTCACAAGGGCTTGTTAAATTAACAGATGATTCTAACGACATAACTACAATTACTTCTGTAGACGGTGGACGTCTTTATAATATTGTATCAGGATCTAATGGTACAGCAGCTAATACACCATTAATAACAGGAGCTTCTCAAAGGGGATTTACTCCTTCAGGAAGCTATGGTTTATTATTGCCTGATATTGGACTAATTTTGTTAAACCCAAAAGCACTAATGTTAACAGGCTCTGGTGGAGGTATTGGATTAGTAATTGCATCCGGTAGTACTGTCGGTGATGCTTCTACAAATACAACAAATATTATTACCTCTATAATTAAAGGTGCTAACTTTCAATTGAACTCTCAAGAGACTATTTCTTCTGATTATGTATTTGTAAGAGTTAAAAATCAAGACTATAATTATACAACTAACCCATCATTTATTACAGGTTCAGGTACGTTAATCTATTCAAACTTTATTAATAGTCCTCAAACATTCCCAACTACTGTTGGTTTATATAATGATAATAATGAATTATTAGCAGTAGCTAAAATGTCTAAAGCTCTCACAAAAGACTTTACTAAAGAAGCTTTAATAAGAGTTAAATTAGACTTCTAATAAATAAAAATGAGCAGAGCATCAAATACACTGAAGACATCAGATGTAACCTCTGTACCTATACAAGTAAAATATTTTGCTAGTTATAATACAGTGAGCCCAGCTCCTTTATGGTCTAATGTAGGTATAACTTATAAAAGAGGGCTTAATTACACAAGTTCGTACTTCTATGAAATACCTGCCGCATCTACAGCATCATTTTTAAATTATAAGTCAGTAAAACAACTATATTATTCTAATTATATATCAGGATCTGTACCAACAACTGCTTCTTATGCAGATAATGTACTTCAATCAACCGCTGCATCAGGAACATTTGATGATGACTTTAGATACTTTCCAACAGCTTCAGACGCTGGTCTTTGGATTGTAAGTATACCAAGATTAATTTATGGCCAGCAAATAGCTAGAAAGAGTTTTTATATGTCTGGTTCTACTGTAGATGGTATGCAAGTAAGAAATTGGCAAATTATCGATGACAGTAATGGTAACTTAATAGAAGTTAACTCTGGAACTGTTATTAATCAAAGAGTAGGAAATATATTCTATGCTCAAGGAATAGCAGTTATCACATCACAGGCTCCAGAATTTGGTACATTAATGTTCGAGAGCTCTTATAATACACGACTTGATTTAACAGCAGAACTAACTGTGTATCAAAATGAAGTTAGGTGCATAGTTAATGAAAACGATTTTAACTATACATTGAATCATAGTGCAATACAATCAGGTACAACAGGATCATATATTAATGCAATAACAGGATCAGACTTTGATCCATATTCAACAACAGTAGGTTTATATAACGATGTAAATGAATTATTGGTAGTGGGTAAACTATCAAGACCATACAGAATGCCACCTAATACAGATATGACATTTATAGTAAGGTGGGACAGCTAAAACAAAACCAAATGAGTTATAAGAAGTGGTTGCACAATAATAAAGAGTTTCGAACACTAGAGGATTTCCCACCAGACACTTTTGGGTTCGTATACAAGATCACTAATATATGTGATGGCCGTTTCTATATTGGTAGAAAGGTCTTGTATAATAATGTGACCAAGATATTGACCAAGAAGGAGATCGCGGTGTGGGACAAACCTGGGCGCGTCCCAAAGAAGCGTAAGTTACAGAAAGAATCGAATTGGGATACTTATTGGGGAAGTAGCAAATTAATCAAACAAGACTTGAAAGATCTAGGCGAGGACTGCTTTACTAGAGAGATATTAACATTCTGTAAAAGTAAGAAACAGTTAAACTACTATGAAGTATATTGGCAGATGCATTTAAGAGTACTTCAAATAGAATCATACAACGATAATATACAAGGAAGGTTCTATAGAAAAGATCTGTAAAATAAAAAAGCCCCGAACAATTAAGTCGAGGCTAATTTATGCATGGGATTAACAAGAGTTATTTTGTAGGTAGTACTCCTAGTTTAGCACTGGCTTCTGCCATTGCACCTTCAAGAGCATCTAAACGTAAAGCAATTTTATTAATGGCGCTTACCCATTCTTTCTGTCCTGATTGGCTTGCTACAGCATGAGCGCTAGCTAGTTGATATCTAAAGGCTTCAAGGTGATCTCCAGCTATTTGCCAGATATCAATTTCTTCATCTAGACCTTCCATTTCTACACCGGATGAAGATACAGTTACCTCTTCTTCAACAGGTTCACCTATTTCTTGATCTGCACCATAAGCAGCATTGTCTGCGGCAGTTACATTATCACGATCTTCTGCAATAGAAAAGTCGGTAGCAAAGAAGTCAACAATGTCCATTGGATCAAACCCAGCACCAACAAGATCTTTAACTGATTGTTTAGTTAGTGAGCTAGTAGAAAGCATATTAAAAATAGATTTGTCAGAGATCATCATCTTTCTAGCTTTATCTACTGCATTTTTAATTTTATGAAGTTGTGTTTCTAATGTTCTATCAATAAGCCCCATCATACGATCGAACTTCTCTTGTTCAGCACTAAAAGCTTCTTTTATTTGTGGCGTGTTTGTTATAGCTAATGTAATATAATCGTCTGTACTATCCCACCTATCAAGAAAGTCTTTAAGATACTTTTCTTGCTCAGGAGTCTTTTCAATAGAATCGTCATAAAGAAGTTCATCAGCACTCATTTCAGGAAGATTATTTTGCTTCACCCACTCTTGATACTCTTGTGTCAGTTCATCAGTTATAGTATTGTTTACAATATCAATAGTAGCATTTTTAAGTCTATCATTAATTATGTCAACAATATCTTCAATAGGAGCTTGTCTAAATTCATAATCTTCATTTTTTGAGATTACAAAATCTTCATTATCAGAAATATTATCGAGAATCCACTCATAAGCGTCTTCACTAGACTCAGGATCAGATAGATCAAATCTCATAGTGACGTCTTTTTCAGAGCTTAATTCTTTATCTGTAACTTTACCACCATCTTCCATCATTCTACCCCCGGCCATCTCCTCGCCATCTTCTTTAATATATTTTTTCCGAATTATTGATTCTGCTTTTTCAATTTCTTTTTCACTCCAGCCATACTTCTCACCTAATTCTTTAGCAATCTCGTATGGGTCATCTGATACAGAGTAAGTATTGATGTGCATTTTTATAGTTGCTTCTGTTGGAGATTTTTTTATTCCTCCGCCATCAGCGAATTTACCTTTGATTTCTTCTTTTAAAGGATTAAGATCAGTATAAGGTTGAAACATACTAAATGGTCCTTGATAGTTTTCTTTAAGGTATTTAGCAATATTAAAGTCTTTCATTTGTAGTAAATTTATACACTAATAAATATCGATATCACTTAAATAAACCTTTAATGCTATTCCACAGTAACGTTATTGGAGTTACAATGATCATAGATAGAATACTGCTAAATAAGAATATAACAGCTAGACAGGCTAGTATAGAGAACATATAGGCAGCAATTTGCATGCCTAGATTGAGATTGAAAGGGATTATAAGAAATCCTATAATCATAAGAGCTAATATAATACCTATTATGTATATGATTTTCTTAATAAACTTGAGAATTAGAAAGCAAATAATAAATGATAATATAATTAACAAAATATATAACATAAATGTTTCGTTTTTTGAAAAAAGGGTCCTATTTTATTATATATACAAATTTACTTACTAAAGTCTTTAGGTGTGACAGTAAGATCGTCTCCTAGTTCTTTAATCAAGTTAATGGCAGTATTAGAGTCAATTTCAAAGCCTTCACGTTTAGGGTTAACACGATATCCTAATTTACCTAGCTTTTCATGAACGGCCTTTTCTAAGATTTTACTATTGATGCACTTATACTTATAGACAGGGAACCAGGGAGTAATAACTCCTGTAGCACTATTAATATCTTTGACACGTTTACTTACAGAGGTGGTAGTCATACCAATCTTACAAATACCAGGAACTCCTTTATTAACTAACACATAAACCCATTCTGGCTTCTTTACACTAGAGGTAGGATCTAAAATACCTTCACCATAATAGGTAACGTCTTGCCAACCAGGCTCATTGGAATCAGTCAATGTAAAGGCCACAGCCTTCTCCATCTTCCGAGGATCATCTCCTGTTAATTTAACATAGAAGTGTGCTTGTTCAGGACTTATTCTTTTCATATATAATACCAGATTGATGATATACCTTTACTACAGGGTTTTTGGTATGGCTGTATTTGTCTACTAAGGTTAAAGTATATTTTTTTGGGTATTTAATCTTATTATGAGTAATCTCATAAGTACCATCTGAGAATAGAATGGTTAATTGAATACCTCCAGGCTGATAAGTTAAAGGATTTACCTGGAAATTTACAGATTCACTTTTTTTAAAGAATCGCATATTTCTGAAAGTTTAGAATTTGATTTTTACGATTTTTTAGTAAATTTCTGTATACGGATTTATAGTAGTTAAAACTTGATGACATATTGGATTGATTTTTTTATCTTTGTCTTTTTAAGCTTATTAATATTTTCCATAGCTTCGTCTAGACTGTGGTAGATATTCTGAAACCCTGGGTTGAATATATCTGCGTCTAGCCAAAAGATATATAGAAAACGAATTTGTACTTCGTACCAAATACCTTTATTAGATTCTATTTTAATAATTCTTACTGTCATACTCTAAAGTTTTTTTGCTGTATTATAAGTGGCATGCCCAATGAATAGTAGAAGGATTAGGGTAATTAGTTTTACTTGGAAGATATCAAAATTATCTCTTAATAGTATCACTAGAAAAGAAAAGCCAAGAATTGCTAATATGATTAGAATTGCTGTTAATAAAGATCTAAGCTCGTTCATATTTCTGTATTTACAAATTAGATAAAGTTGAAAAATTCCCCGGTGCAGGCGGCCAGTCAACGCGGTGCCTCCCACTAGGGCCCCCCTATCTACCATAATTAGGTCATTTGTGTGACGCTAGTGGAGCGCTAACAATGTGCTAACGCCCTACTAGTGCCCTATTAGTAACTTATTTACTATAACTGTTGGCAAGCGTCCAAAGATCTTGGTTCAAGTTAAAATCTTCGATTGGATTCTTGATAGCCCTAGCTTGACGGTTGTTTAATTGAAAACCACCTTTGATCAAGTTCTCTTGTAGAATGTTATAGGTCTTCCATAAGGTATTGCCTTCATCAGCCTTTCTCTTAGGATTTAATATATCTAATATCTCATATTGTTCTGGCTGACGATCAGATGATAATCTTAATGCTAATGCTTCTACTGCAAAGCTATATCTATCTTTATCTGACATTTCTATCATGTTCCATTGGCTTATCTTGCTCACGACATTCTTAAGACCATCTATCTTTACACTGATCAGGTCTTTGACAGCGGCGAAGTTTAGCTTGGTGTGACGCTCTCTAAACGATCCCATGTCTTGGTCTTTAATCACTAGACCATTTTCACACACTAGACGGAATAGACCCATCTCAAATTGAATTGGACGTGTTCCATCATGAGAGTTAATGAGTACCACTTCAGGCCTTGCTTCCACTTCTCCTAAAGGGTTCTTGATAAACAGCTCCGGGTGTTGGAACTTAACTAGGTGAATACCCCAGTTTTTACGTAGGTCTACACTAGATGCTGATTGTCTAACACCTGTTAAAGCATAACCCATATCCTTCATATAGTCTATGACCTCGAAGGTAGGAGTGAATGAATACTTTGGACTTTTGATTGTTGGAGCCGGGCTTGTAGCAAAGATAGCTGGAGCTAATCTCTTAGCCTCGTCCATACTGATTGAGGTGATAACACCTTGCTTAAAATTGTTTCCTGATTTTGACATAACCTTTATTGTTTTATTGTTTAAGTAAATATACTACATTTATTTGATCTAGAAAAATTAATCTTTAAAGTGAGTTCAGTTCGGTTTTGTTTTTATTTATACTTTTGATCATTGTACATTTTGATCATGGCAGTAGATACTCGGTAAGATTTACCACCATGAGTTACAATAACTGGATTTTGTTGAGCTCGTGCTTTCCAACCAGCAATCACATATTCTTTACCTTGAAGCTCGATAGTTTGACCAAGCTTATAATCAGCCAAAACGCGATTAGCATACAAATTAAAGTCAGAAGCTTCTTTAGTCATGACTACACCGCTAGCGGCTTTAACAGCAGCTTGCACTTTATAAGTCACATTAGATGAGGTAAATGAAGCATTACCTGCAGAGATTTCAATACCGTATTTTTTAGACAGGGTAGCCAAAGCAGCATCGATATCACTACGAAGATTTTTAACAGTATTGCGGTCGAAAGATGAAATTTTCATGTGAATGAGTTTTTCTTTATTGATTTGTTACATATACACCTAACTCTCTAAGCTTATAGATCTGGTACTGGCTTAAAGACGGATACCACGCATTAGATTTTTTGTTTATAAAATCTTTAGAACGACACCCACGTCAAGCACTCACACTCTAACTGTTTCATGATAGAGCCTGGGCCAATATGCCTCTCGACCATACCCTTATCGATCCACACGTTGTCTATAGTGAACAGACTGTCACCTGTAAAGCCTTGTAAATAATAGGCTGTCTGACTTAGCCCCATCTTATGAAGAGCAGGTATTAATTGTCTTAGGTCCATCCGGTCTACTTCGGTGATTGTCATATCCTTTATTTTTTTGGTACATAGTAAATGTACAACAAATATTTGACTTGGTAAAACTTTTGGCTAACTATTTTTAAAATTCTCTATTGAGAATCAATCAGTTATATAGCCTTGATTATCAACCACTTAGGCCTATTGATAACCAATCAGTTATGAAAGAAAAGGCCCAGGATAAAAACCCCAGGCCTTAGATTAAAGGATCACTAACTAGCTTAGAAGCTGTTAAGTTTCACGGCGTTTGATACACGGCCACGAGTTGTATCGTAAGCTTCGTTAACAATACGCTCATTGAAATACTTACCACTGATAACGTCAGAAACGTGTGTAGTAGAAAATCCAGTGGTGTCGGCAACTTTAGTAATGTCACCATTGCGGAGTTTGCGATTAACGCGACTAACTTTTTGAGTGTAGTTTAATTTAGCATAAGAGCTAGGACGATTGTTTTGCATAACTGCTTTAATTTTGTTTTTGTTTTTATTAACAATATAAATATAAGACTATTATTTGATCTTGATATAGTTTATAATTCAAGTGGCTCACTTTTTTCTATATATCTATCACGTATACTAAATTTGGCTGAGTCGATTTACCATGAACTTGAATAAAAAATTATTTTACCTTCTTTAATTAATTTTCTAGCTTTTGATATGAAAGCTAAATCATCTTCCTTTTCATTACCTTGTGACTCTCCGAAAAAGTAACCGTGAGTATGTGGTAAAGTCTCATTAATGATATCTTGTTCCAAACTATCCAAATCACTTTCAGTCAATACAACATTACTACCATTGAAACTATCATCTTTCCCACCTTTTTTGTAGTACAATTTTTTCATCCAACCATGTAGGTTTGGGTGTTTCCGCCAATAGTGAACATTTTTTTCAAACTTTATATTGTTAGTGTTAAAATCTACTTCACTATTCACTTTACCTTTTACCGCTATTGCGTACATATCAAGTCCCATATTAATTTTACTTTTTATTTTATTATCTACAATTATAAGTAATATTAGATGCTGTTTATTATTTTTTCATCTTCATCTTTATCATAAAAGAACCCTTGATACTCACACCCTTCAGGTCCCATCGGGTCATACTTCCAACCTTTAGCCATTTCAACTAAATTAGGATATAACACATTATCAGTATGGTCACCACTGCTATTACCATTAAAAGCAATTTCAATACCTTTGCCTCTCATACAATCGGTATAGGCCTCACCTTTTAAATCCGAAGTCACTCCGTTCATTTCGGCAAGTAGTTCATAATAATCCTTTCCACCGAATACACCATAACCATCATAATTATTTTCGGTCCATACATTGCCTTTGTTATCCATCATTTCTACTTCAAACGTCTTACGTGTGGAATAATTATTAGCGATACTCTTATCAGTATCTTGTGTTCTCCAACTGAAAAATCCCATAACTTTATTTTTTATTTTTTGCTATTTGTTTTAAAAATTACATCAACAAGTAATTAGCCACACTGATCAGGCCTTTAGCCTCAAGATCTTTCTTGATATCATTGTGGAACTTCTTAGGAAACTTACCTAACTTCACCGGGTACTCTTGCAAGATCTGTTTAACAGTCTTGGATTCGTGCTTGAATATAGATAAAAACTCACTAGCGTTCTTCAAGGCTTTACGACTCTTGCATACTATAGAGTGGCTGTAACCTGAAACGTCAATGTATTGTACCGTCACATTAAATCGAACATTGTTATTCATTTTAGAAGCTGCAAAATTCAAAATGGGATTTTCTTGATGCATAATAGTAGATTTATTTATTTTTATTAGAATTTTTTTTGGTCTTGTTAATAACTACAGTCTTTTTCTGATTTTTCTTTTTCTGTTGAAATAATGATCTTGGCTGAGGTTCAGCTGCTATAGAAAATAAATTTAATAGATATTTGTTCTTCATTTATTTAATAGATTCCTCTTTCAGCTCCTGCCAGTGTTGGAGCAGCTGGGCCGCCCGCTTGGTAACCGCATCATTTCTCCAGCCGAGGTCAACCTCAATATCGGGATTCAATCCTAAAAGTTCGGCCACTTCTTGATCCCCCATGCCGTCTACCTCTTCTGTTGCAATCCAGACTGCCAGTTCCTGGTCATCTTTATCTACGGCTATTGTAATTGATTTTATACTCAAATTTAAATATTAATAAGTAAATATACAACAATTTTTTGACATAAAAAAATCTGGAGTGAACTATTTTTAAAATTCTTTATTGATAATCAATCAGTTATGTAAGCAATTGAGTATCAATTAGTTATAAGCCTTTGGTAATTAATAGGTTATATACGTAAATACCTTTCCTAATTTATTGGAAATGAACTAGTTGTGCGTTGCCGGCAATATATCTGGAGCTTATTTTATACCCTCTTTCATTAGAAAATTGACACAAACTGACACTTTCTAACACTTTATTTATAGATACACATATTTTTGCAGTACCTAAACGTTATTCAAAGTTAAAATATGCACGATCGTAGGCTTCTACCTACTAGCTTTGACTGCCGTGTTTGTCAAATTTTATATTACATTTATACCATTAGTATAATTATGGTACTATATTTTGCAAGCTTATAACCACCTGTCTTTCCATCTGTTCATAGAACTCTAGGTCCTTTACTGTTTCTTTCATCTTTATAAACGTGTCTATCTTGTCTATTAAGTTCTTAGTGGTTTGACACATCTCGTACTCTTCTCTTTCTATTAGATAGTTGAGTCTTTGATTCCAGCTTTTTCTTATATCCTTTATATTCTGGTGATTATCTATATTCATAACTTTTATTTCTTTCTCAGATTTTACTTCAAAGTAATATATGTAGCTTCTTCACCATCTATATCCTTTGTATATATCTTGGCATTCGGTATCTGTGACTGTATGTACTTCATATATAGTTTTAGTCTTGAGCTTTGATCTCCTTGTTGCTTATTGGTCGAAAAGTACAAGTATCTAACCTCTGGGTAATTCTTTATAAAGTCCTTTAGTATATCTACAACTGTGGCCATGACCTTATAAAGTTCACCTTTACTAGGTATTGCCTCATAGTCTACAGAATAATCTGATTCTTTGTCTACAATTCCAAAGCTTAGAGCAGCTGAGTCTTTCTCACTATCTGTTTCTTGAAAAGCTATCTCTAACTTATAGTTCAAGCCTGAGTCTGTTTCAAACCCATACTCTTTATCATCTTCATAGCCTGACCAAGTCTCCCATTCATACGGTTTAGCTGTAGCGTCTCCTATTTCTTTTAAATCTATAATAACTGTATTTTGGTCTTTTTTTGACTTGGAATGTATTTTAGCATTAGGTAATTGCTTTTTGATATAATGTATGTATAGATTGGTTCTAATATTTTCTGTTATGAAGACTAGGTGTTTTATCTCTTTGTGTTTTTTGATAAAGTCTTTCAAAATGGCGACAACAGTCGACATCACTTTGTACAATTCTCCTTCATTTGTAATGATTTCAAAGTCTTTAAAGTAGTTGTGTTCTCCTGTAGTGATTCCAAATTCTACAATTGCTGAGTCGCGTAATTCCTCATCCTCTTGAGGCATGATTTCTAGTATGTAGCGTAAGTCTGAATCTGTTTTGAATTCATACTCTATTGAGTCTTTATCATCACGGATATTTTGCCATTCATACGGTCTAGCCGTAGCGTCACCAATCTCTTTTAGTAGATCAATTAGTTTCATACTTTTACTTTACTACTGTTGCATATCTTTGCAAAAACCTTTTGTATAAAGTAGGTTTACTTGCCCACATTTTCATGTTCTGTATATCTGTATAAAAAGACCTAGACACATCTGGCCAATTCTCTTGTGTCCATTCTTTGGTACTAAAAAACCAAGCGTTTCTCAACAACTCATCATCTTGCATAATATCTTCAACCGACTTTTTAGGAATTGCAGACAATAGCTTCATCATCGATGTCTTGAAAAATTCCTTATTTCCTGATCTATCCAAGCCCTTCTTTAGTTTATTTAGTAAAGGAGCCGTAAATGCATCAAACTCCCAAGGTGACTTGGTATACTTTTCTAAGTTCTTATTTGGATCCGCTCCTTTCTTAGCATACTGTACACCAAATAACTTTTGGTCTCTAACCTTAGGGTCCATAGCATGTACTAATTCATGCTCTCCTAGTTCCAAAAAAGCATCCTCATCACCAAGAAAAGCTAGGTTGATCAACATAATATCGTTGACTGTGTCCATCCTTCCTCCTCCACTGTCATCTTCATCGTTATATAAACCAACAGATACCTCAAGGTCTTTTCCTGCCAAGTCTTTAAACTTAAATACTTTATCAAATTTACTAGGAATTAATGGTTTTAAATAACTCTTAGGAGCTTGTTTTAAATACTCCTCAAAATTAGTGTCTAAGTCCTTATAAATTCCTGGGAGTTTAGACAATACCTCCTCTGGAACTTTTATTATATTCGCCTCTCTTAGTAAGTCTACTAACTTCATCATTAGTTATTGATTAGGTGCTGGGCAAATCCTTCTATGGTGCCTCCTTCTGGAAAATAACTTAACATCATCTCTTCTGATGCCACATTATTCTCTAAGAATTCTACCATACCTTCAACGTCTTTGGCCTGTACCAAGCTATAGTACTCGTCAAATGATGCGTTGTCGTCCATGAACTTGTCCATGTGCCATTGGGCTTCTGAGTAAGCTCTGTCTTGATTCTCTTTTAAAAGGCCTGCTGTCTTCTTAAGCCGTATCTGTTCTATTAGCTGTTTCATCTTGTTTTAGAATAAATATTCCCTATTTGTTTTTAATTTTATCCCATGTGTATAGAATCAAGAATAGTATAACAGAAGATATGCCTACCCACAAAGTTAGTAATAATAGTAATTCCATTTGTGGTTTTATTTATTTTTTGACATAAAATACATCTGAAAGAAATTATATTCTCTATTTACTAGCTTATATAGTAGTCCATTGTGTCTATCAATTATTCCAATTAATTTTTCTTCTTTTATCTGAAACATTAAATTGATTATCTCTTTTCCCTTGTATCCAATTTTCTTTACTCTTTTGTAACAATAAATTTTCCAATTTGCTGAATTCATCATAATTGTACATTGTTTTCATACTTTTTGTTTATTTTTTATTATAGTTATTTATAGTCAACTATCTAACTAGCCATGGTATATTTGTATTTACAAGGCTTTTAGCCCTCTTCGAAAACCCCCAACCCCCATGCGGCTCGATTATTTACTTATAAAAGATAAGATAATACCAACATGCCAATAAAAAACTCAATCGTAACAAGTGTGATCACTAAAACCCAAAGATTGTCTTTTTGTTTATCATTTAATTTCATGATATATTATTTCCGGTATTTC